CAACATTGGGGGCACCTACCGGGCAACTCGTAAAGCGCATCAAGGAAGGCTCATTCAATCACGGAGGGAATCCCCTAGCAACCTGGATGTTCTCAAACTGTGTGGGCCGGCGTGACGCTAATGACAACGTGGTCCCAGACCGTAAAGGCTCAGGATCAAAGATTGATGCCGTATCGGCGGCTGTCATGGCCATTCAATCACATGATGTGGTCCCGCCCGCTGATTACGAGATAAGGTTTTTATGAAATATATCGGCATAGCAGACGTTATGATTTTTCTAGGCTTGATAGGATTAACATCTTGTGCATATCTGGTTTATCCCTATTCAGCGCCCGGTGTGGCCGGGATCATCCTGTTATGCCTCGGATTAGCCCTTGCGAGGGCACAGGCTCAAAGCGAAAACGTTGAAAAGGTGGATTCAGATGAGCCTAGCTAAAAAGCTATTCAAAGAAAAGCGATACAGGGTGAGCGGCAACTATCACCCGTCACAACCGCCCTCAGACTGGCTTATGCAAGTCTTTCACGGATTGAGGTCGGGTGACACAGCATCAGGGGTAGTTGTAACCCCTCAAACTGCTTTATCAAATACGGCGGTGTGGGCATCTAATATCAAGATTGCCTTTACATTTGCGAGTACCAGGGCTTTCCATTATAGGGCCAGGTCAGACGGAGGAAAGGACAGGATAACAAGCGGAAACATATCATCTATACTAAAAAACGGTCCTAATCCACAAATGACTAGCTACACATGGCAAAGCCTTGGTGCTCATCATCTATTACATCGTGGCAACCACTTCTCTCACATCCGGAGGAACAAGGCAACCGGCGAAGCCGTGGAAATCTGGCCGCTTCCTCCAGATAGTGTGGGAATGGCTGTCAACAAAGATGGTTCGATATTGTACACTTTCACATTACCAGACGGCTCTAAAAAGGTATTTGACCCTGAAAACATATTCCACGTCAAGTATTTCTCACCGGATGGCCTATGGGGATATGACCCTATTTCTGTACAGGAGGAGCGCATAGCCTCTGCCATAGCCGTGGATGAGTACGGGTCTAGATTCTTCGGCAATAATGCTAACCCTTCTGGAATGCTTGAATCAACGGATGGTAAAAGAATAAGCGATGATGCATGGACAAGGTTAAAAAGGCAAGTAGAGGACTTACATAAAGGGCTAGAAAGAGCGCATAAATTGATGGTAGTTCCTGGGGGTTTGAAGTATCTGCCAACAGGCGTGCCTCCTGAAAATGCCCAGTTTAACGAAACCAAGAAACATGAAACAAGGCAAGTAGCTACCATGATGAACATGCCCGCTCATTACTTGAACGAGGCTGAATCTGTCAAATATAATAATGTGGAAATGGCATCAATCGAGTTTATCAGGGACACCATGAGGCCGATTTATGTGAACTGGGAGCAGGAGTTCACGAAGGCACTTGTAACGGCTGATAACGAGTTTGTAGAGTTCAAGATTGATAGCATGTTGAGGGCTGATACAAAAACAAGGTTCGAGGCTTATGAAAAGGCTTTAAATAACGGCTTCCTCAATCGTGATGAGGTCAGAAGTTTTGAGAACATGAACCCGCTCCCCGATGGTTCGGGGCAGATATTCACAATTCCGACTAACAACCTCGGAAACATAGAAGATCTGGACGAGGAAGAGGAACAGGACACCGGGACCGGCGATGATGTGGTACAGGATGACCAGACCACGGATGATGACGAACGGAGCCTTATTCCATTTTGGAATGATGCCATAGAGCGGATTGAGACAAGGGAACGAAAAGACAACGGTAAGATAAACACCGAAAAACACAAGGAATTTATAAGGACCGTATTCAGCCCCTACGCGCAGGCGGCCGGGGATAAATTCGACCTTGAAAAGTTCATCGAAAGCAGAATCAAGGAGTTGACAGATGGAAAAGATTGAAAAGCGGACTTTCAAATGTGAGCAAGTGGAAATCCGAGAGGGTGACGACGGGAAGAAAACGATCAGAATGACCGTTCCTTACAATTCATGGTCAGATGATCTTGGCGGATTTAAGGAAAGAATCTTGCCGGGTTTCTTCTCGGACAGCATTGTTAACCGGGACATCCGGTCCTACTGGAATCATAATTCAGACTTCGTTCTCGGTAGGTCCGGGAACGGTACTCTTGAGTTCAAGGATCATAAAGGATTTCTCGAAATTCTAGCTACTCCTCCTGATACACAGTGGGGAAGGGATGCTATCACATCTGTCGAGGGTGGCTATGTTGACGGCGCCTCTTTCGCTTTCCGGGCGATAGATCAAAACTGGAATGATGACAATACAAAGCGGGAGCTTATCCGAGGTGAGGTCTACGAGTTCTCGCCGGTAGCCATGCCCGCTTATCCGAAATCTGCGGCGCAAGCTAGGTCGATTCTGGGAATTGCCCTAGATGACGTTATACAAGGGGTCGAGGCCAGGAGCGCAGGCCAAGACATTAGCGAGAAGAGCCAGGAGGCTTTGATTGCCCTCAGAGATGCGCTAAACGATTTCCTAGACGAAGGCAAGAAAGATGAACCGCAGGAGCGTGATTGTCGTGATGCTGAAATCTTAGGCAAAACCTATGATGCAATCACAAGGAGTTTAACATGAGTGAAATCATTAAAGAACTTCGTGACAAGGTGCTTAACTGTAATGCTGACATTCAAACATTGCTGAAAAAGCCTCGTGACGAAGGTAGAGATCGGAATGCTGACGAGGAGAAGAGGTTTGATGAATTGCATAATGAGTTCGTTAAACTTACCAAAGACCTTGACCGTGAACTAAGAGCCAAGGAAGTTGCCGACAAAGCCAAGGAGCTTGACGAGCTCGAACCCCGTGGTGATGTTGTCCAGACTCACGGCGTCGTGATCGAAACCGCAGAAGAAAAACGGGACAAAGAGAAACAGGCAAAGCTGACCGAGTTAAGGGCTGGCCTTTGGAAAATTGCTGGTATGCCCGCTCACCGGGAAGAGGAAAGAGCACTTCAAGCTAACCTCGACATCTCAGGCGGCTTTACCGTCAACCCTCAGCAGTTCGAGAGCTTTATCATCAAAGGTGTGGATGATGAACAATACATTCGCCAGTTTGCGACTATCAGGACTGTTCCAGATGCCGAAAGTCTTGGTACTCCGAAAAGAGACGCCAGATTGAACACGATGGCCTATGTTGCCGATGAACTTACCGCTGGCAGCGCAGACACCGCTTTGATTTATGGTAAGCGTGAGTTCCGCCCACATCCCATGGCCGGTTATATTCTCGTTTCTAAAGAACTGCTCCGAGTGTCCACTGTTAACATCGAGCAGGAAGTTATGGGCGAGTTGGCTTATGATGCAAGGGACACCGAGGAAACGGCGTTTATGGAGGGAACCGGGTCACAGCAGCCTCTTGGCTTGTTTGTCAGTTCCAGCAGCGGTATCAGTTCAAGCCGTGACGTTTCAACCGGCAACACTACCAGCGAGATCAAGTATGCCGGACTGGTAGAGGCTTTGTACAGCCTGAAACCTCAGTATATTAATTCAAGTTCTACCCGCTGGTTGTTCCATCGTGACGCTATCAAGCAGATTCACAAGCTGGTAGACGGTGACGGCAGGCCTCTGCTTCAGCCCGACGTACAGGGTGGCCGTGCCATGACCATTCTTGGAAAGCCTTACATCATGTCAGAGTATGTTCCGAACACCTTTACTGCGGGTCTCTATGTAGGATTGATCGGCGATCTTCGCTGGTATTGGATTGTGGACAGCATGACGGCCACTGTCGAAGTTGCCAAGGAACACTGGATCACAACTAATCAGACTGGTTTCTTTATGCGCCTAAAAAACGACGGCATGCCTGTTCTCGAAGAGGCCTTTGCCCGTGTGACGCTTGGAACATAAAGGAGGATTAACATGAACCTTATCAAAAACGTATTATTTTCCAGAGTGGCTAATGCTGTTGCTGCAGGCACCACTGACATTACTACGGCCACTGTGACCAACATGGCCGGGTATGATGGATGCTGTTTTGTGGCTCTTTTCGGAGCTATCACGAATACCGCCGTAACCGCGGTCAGGGTTCAGCAGGACACAATCAGCACTTTTACTAATGGGACTGACCTGGAGGGCAGCTCTGTTGCATTAGCAACCACTACCGCTGACAGCAACAAGATTCTGATTAATGAGATTTACAGACCTCAGGAACAGTATCTTAAACCTGTTGTAGATCGTGCTACCGCCAACGCTGTGCTAGATGGTATCATCGCAATCCAGTACGGGACGGCTGACAAGCCTCCGACACAGGGGACTACCGTTGTTAGCGGCTCTCAGGTGTTGGATAGCCCGGATGAAGGCACTGCTTAAGGGGGTGCCTCAAAGGAGGTAAGATATGAAGTTAAGAGAAAAATTACTTATAGTTCTCTGCTGCGTCCTCTTTGCCGGGTATGTTCTAGCGGCTATTCCCGATGGGCAGTCCGTTAAGAATTACTTTGCGGCAAGTTCGGACGGCAACAATGATCTTAACATCTACGGTGTGCTTAGTACTAAAGCAGGATCATCGGTTTCCTTTGGTGGTACTGTTGCATCACTGGGGACGGCTACTTTTGTTAATGCGACTGTGACCGGAACCTTGAACAGCAACGGAACTTTTAACGGGGATACCGTTGACATTGATGGAGTAACAGCGATTGACAACACCGTTACCATCAACGGAGGAACGGCTGATTACGACGTGATCATTTACGGAAATGATAAAACGGCCATGCTCCATGTTAACGCCGGGACGTTAAGCGTTGATCTAGGTTTCGATCTGGACGTTGGCCGCAACTTGGACGCTGACACTTTAGCGGCTGTTGCCTTATCAGCCTCAAGCGTTGATATTGTGACCCTCAATGCTGACACGCTTGATATTGACGCCGTGGCTAATATTCAAGGTCCGACTACCATCAACGACACAACCGCTGACAGCGATGTGGTCATTTACGGAAATGACAAGACTGCTATGGCAACCTTCGATGCTGGTACTCTGTCGCTTGACCTCGGGTTTGACTTGGATGTGGCAAGGAATCTCGATGCCGATACTTTGGCGGCTGTTGCTTTAGAGGCTTCCAGTGTAGACGTAACGGGAACCTTTAATGCTGACACCTTAGATGTTGACGGGATTGCTAATATCCAGGGGCCGACAACGATCAACGACACAACCGCAGATAGTGATGTCATCATCTATGGTGATGATAAAACGGCACTTGCAACCTTCGATGCTGGTAACCTGTCTTTAGACATTGGGTTCGATGCTGATATTGCAGGGACGACCGATGCCGATACTTTGAACGTATCAGGCGTGGCTACTCTAGCATCCTCGGCAAATTCTATCGGCGGGATTACCGGATCGGCATTACTCATGATTTTTGATACCGGGACGGCAAATGGTGCTACTTTAGGTGATGGTTCAACTGCAACTAATTGCACTGTGTCTATTGCACAGAACACTTTACCAGCAGGAGGAGTTCTCAAGGTTCACGCTATGGGAACTTTCGCAGGCGGTAATGCCGCAGGGACTATCCATCTAAACATTGACGGCACAGACATCTGTACTACTGCTCAGGCTACGGCAGGGGCAGATGACTGGGTATTCGATGCGACCATGTATCAGGTAACGGCGGCATCTCAGGAAGTTGATTGTGTTCTAAACGCTGACACCGATGCGGCAATCGTAGCAACAAGGGCAACAGATACCACGGACTTCTCGGCAGGGGCGATCACTGTACAGGTTAATATACAATCTGGACATGGCAGTGATACTACAACCCTGGAGAGTTGTCAGATATTTGCGGCTCCATAATTAACTATCCGGGGCAGGGGGTTTGATCCTCCTGCCCTTGGATGAAAGGGCAAAATGAAACTAGCGATCTGCATACCGAATACCTGGCCTTATGTTCATCGTGCGTTTTTTCAGTCGATGATGGCGATGATGATGTCGGATAACTTAGAATCCTTGCGAGAACTTGGAATCTACGAAACGGTACAGCTTATCAGCCCTCAATTTCCCATTGATTTTAACCGGAACAATCTCGCAAGAGAGGCCATGAAACGTGGTGCGGATATGCTGGTCTGGTTTGATGGTGATATGACATTCCCTCCTGATACATTACAAAGGCTTGTTAAGAACTGTATTGGAACGGCTGGCGGGATAGTGTCAGGGACATACTTTAAAAAGGGACCACCTTATGAATGCATATCAGCTATAGCGCACAAGGGATACCGGACATCGGTATCAAACGTGTATCAAAATATTGACCCGACTAAGGGAGATGCCGACCTTGTTGAATGCGATCTAATCGGGATGGGTTGTGCGATAACTCCCGTGAAAGTATTTAAGGAGCTTAAATCTCCTTGGTTTGGGTATAAAATAAACGAAATAACAGGCGAGCAAAGCGTCTCGGAGGATGTGCTTTTTTGCGAAAAGGCCAGGTTCGGGGATCGGTTTAAGATTTACACCGACACCTCTCTGGTCTGCGGGCACATTGTGGAAGATCATGTATCAATTCAACATTGGAGGACGACTCATGACGAAGAAAACAATCAAAAAGAAAATGGCTAAGGTTTTGGTAAAATCTAACATCTGTGGACCCGACCTTAATCTGAGGGATGGTGACGTGGTTGATATGGAAGTCAAAGAGATCGAAGTTGACGAGGGCACGGAAAAGAAGAAAACCACTAACGTTGATCAAATGGCAGATGGGGGTTATGTAGAAATCATCGAGAGAAGGACCGATGAAATTGAAGACCCGGAAGGCAATTAACCAAAAGGGGAGGAGCTAGAAATGGCAAAACCAGTAAGAGTGAAAATGTTAACTAACAGGTGTGGACCGGATGCACACAACAACTGGAAGGCCGGTGACATCAAGATCGTTGACAAGGCAGATGCAAAGAAGTTGATCGAGAACACACGGGTAATTACTGACAAGGACGGCAAAGAGGACATCGTAGCATATCCTCTCGCAGAACTTGTCAAAGACGAGCCTAAAGTAGAAAACACAAGACTATCCTATGAGGATGCGGAGACTCAGACTTTGGAGCACTAAAAAATGAGCATGAACAATCTGACATTGCTTGAAGATGAAGCCACTATTGATCTTACCACGTTGGCCAGGGTTAAGGCTCTGTGTGATCCTAACGGTACGACCACATGGAAAACCAATGCAGAGGCCGTTATCAATAATCTGATTGATTTGGTTTCCCGTCGAGCAATGACAGACATCATGCATCGTGGCGTTAAATCGGCTTCAAGGACGGAATATTTTGACATCATGCAAGGGCAGCGTGAAATATACGTCCTTGGAAGTCCGATTGACACTAGCTCTACTATCACTATAGTTTCCAATTCTGACCAGCCAAGAGATTACAGCGACTCGGATGATGAGATAGATGCGAAGTATTACTATCCGTCAAATGACGGGACAAGCAATAACCTTCATCCTGCTAATGCCAAGATGGGGAGGATATACTTTGAAACCAGCTTAACGGCAGGACCACAGACATTGAAGGTGACTTACACCGGGGGAATGGCGGCAACCACTACTGCATTTTTAACAGCTTATCCAGATATAGCGGCGGCCATTGATGAGCAAGTTGCTGATATGTACAAGAGGAGCATCAATTGGGGAGCCACTACGGAGGGCATCATAGGCGCTTCTTTCACCTTTGAATCATCCGTCAACTGGCTTGTAACGGTACGCCAAGTGCTCCAAAACCATGCGAGGTCTTGGTAATGGCAATGCAGAAAGACATGGGCTTCGTCGAGATTGATGATAAAGCGTGGGCACAGCTTGCGATATGGATGAAGCTATTTCCAAAAGAGACAGCAAAGCACATCCGTCTTGAATGGAAAAAGGAAGCTACTAAGGCCGTCCGCAAGATAAGATCGAGGGGATACAAAAGGAGAGGAACAAATAGCATTGGAGAGCAGACGAGAGAACAAAGAACCAAGCGAAAGAACCAGCAAAATAGACGATCAACAAGGCTAAATGTTCAACAAAGAATCAAAGTAGGCAAGCGCAAGAAAATGGGCGGATGGGTCCGAGTGGGGCACTATGAGGGTTATGAAATAAGAGGAGCGGCGTATATTGCCAGATTCCAAGAGGGCGGCACCGTGGATCGTATACAACAAAGGCGAGAAAAAAAAGACGGCTCCTTTACTGGGAATGTTTTAACAGTGAATTATGGCAAAGTTCCCGCTCGACATCCCTTCGAAACCCATTCAAAAGGCGTGGAAGTTGATTTGATAAAGGCAACCAACAAGGCGATTGATAGAATCATCGCTCAAGGTTTCAGATAAATGGCAGACACTATAAAAGAACAGATCATCGACAACGTTGAATCACTGCTCAATACCGTCACGGCTGCAAATGGTGCGACCTATACCATCACGGACGTTTACAGGCACATTCAAATTGATGATATCAAGGAAGTAGAACACCCGGCGATATGCTTTTGGGTTGACACAACCCCGACCAATGACACGGGAGTAAACGGGTCTGACATGGACACGGCCGCTGAAGTTGAAAAGACCCTTATCATAAAAATACAAGCAAGCGTCACGGATAACGCTAACCCGGATCAGGCTTTGACGTTTGTATCGGCTGACATCGAAAAGGCCTTGTTTATAACAAGCGGATCAATTGACATGGACAAGCTACAACACAACAACCTGGCGATTGATTCAAACATAACAGGAACGACCGTTATATATGCAGACATCGACACACCGGACGTGATGACTGGATATGTTGAAATAGATTACGAGGTAGTTTTCAGACATACATATGGTGATCCATATAATCAGATTTAGGAGGCGAACAAATGGCAAACCCTTTACTAACACAATTCCAGGCCGCAGGCGTAGAAACTGAATCAACAATCGGAACCGCTGAGACCATCGTAGCGGCTGATTGTTTCCGGGCACTTGAACCTACAATCACAATCAACGATAACCCGCAGGAACGGACGGGGGTAACGTCCAGTCTGGGCAGGCTCAACCCGACTGTTGGCGGCAAGTCCTGTGACGTTTCCTTTGGCTGGGAAGTTAAAAACTCAGGCACAGCCGGGAGTGTTTGGAATCCTGTGTCTGACATTTTAAAAGCCTGCGGATTCACAGCGTCTAACATAGCTAGCTTCTCGGATACGTTTACTATCACGGCTGATCCTGCTGGGAACGCTTCAACTACGTTCAAGACGTGGATGGGTGCGGCTGTTGGTAGTACAGCAAAGAGCAAGACAGCGGCGGGCGTTAGATACAATCTGACAGTGCCTTTCAATCCAGGCGAAAAGGTTAATGCTCAGTGCGATGGTCAAGGCGTGTTTGCGGCAGATGCCGATGATACCGTATTAGCCGCAAGTGGTGAGCCTACACAGAAACCAGTGGCGTTAAAGGGTATTTGCCAGAGGTTGCTTGAGTATCACGCTGACAATAATGAAACCATTGACGGAGTTGTGGAAGGATTGAGAGATGGAGCGGCAAGTAACATTAAACTTGCAAGGTCATTTACACAAGGAACGACCGCTCAAAAAGTGGGAATGATTCGCTTGCCTTTGGCCCTCGTGGGAAGCCCGCAGAATGAAACTAACGGGGTGTGGATAACGATCGAGGGCGACAGTGCAGGAGACCCGGACGGGACACCTATCACTAACGGTACGTCCGCTTATGTGGCAACTACCAGCATATCAAGTACTCAGACCTGGGTAAACTTTACATTCACCAAAGGATCAGAGCCTACCTTATCTGCGAGCACAGATTATTGGATAGTTTTCCAGGGTGACTATGACACAGATGCCTCTAATCATGTATCTATTGACACCGAATCTGTAGGAGCAGGAGCACAGGATAGTGCTTATTATGATGCAGCATGGGCGGCCCTTGCACTCAAAAATCTGTCCATGCAAATCCTTGTAGCCACTGACCCGAACCTCAAGTTCGGTCCTTCAGAGTTCAATATGAACAACGTTATCGAACTAAGGGAAGATCCTTGTGCATCTCAGGGTTGGGAATCAGGCGGGATCGTTGACAGACATATCCAGGTATCATTGACACCGGAGGAAATGCTTGATGCCAACTGGGATCTCGGAGACTTGTTTGATGATGCTGATGAGCTTTACTGGGAATGCGTAGTCGGAACCACATCCGGCAATATCGTGGAGTTCCGGGTTATGCACGGTCAAATTATGGCAGACGAAACGGATTATGGTAGCCCGAAGGCAAGACGTAACTTGACATTAGGGCTTGATGAAAGTGTCACTAATGCGAGTTGTGAAATCGTGTTCAAGTAAGTAGGATAAATGAAGTATTATGCCGAAATAAGAACCCAAATTTTAGACGCTGTGAAGTGTGACGTTTGCTGCGCTAAATATCATGACAAACTTGAAGATAAAGAGTTTGGAGAAATGATTTTGATAAAGTTTAAGGGTGGGTATGGTTCTGTTTTTGGCGATGGTGCAACGGTTGAAATTGACATATGTCAAAAGTGTTTCAAAGAAAAACTCGGAGAATGGATAAGGGTTAGGGTGGATGAATATGAGCGATAAACTTTACATCAAAGCGACTAAGTTCCCATTGTGGTCAGATAACAATAAAGATCTGCACGGTGTGGGTGAGGCCTTTTGGTGCGACCCAATCAGAGCAAACAGGCTCATCGCTAACGAAAAGGCAGAGATAGCCGCAACTATGGTGCCCATAGAACTGGTCGAGGAGGAACTGGAAGAGCCTGATTATGGCGTACCAGTTGAAGAAGATCAACCGGCAAATTGTGTCAAAAAGAGGAGGAGAAAAAAGGATGATAAAAAGGATTAGGAAATTGTGGCTCAGGTACAAATATGGAAAACCGGCATGGCCGGGGATGATGAGTTCCTGTACTGCGAATTATAATTTTGAACATTACGGATGCCTCATCCTGGAAGGCCAGCACTTTATGTGCGCTTGGCCGGAAAGTCTGGAACTGAAGCGGCAAGGGAAATGTACTGTCAATGCTGAAGGTGTGCGGACACTTGTAGGTGACAAGGCTATGGCTAGATTATCGGAATTAGGAGGAGCAAGATGAAAGCGAGCAGGATGGGAACACCGTTTGAGTATGTTCTCAAATCGGAGCGGAAAGAAAAGACAACCAAGGGGAAAACGACATACAAGCGTGATGATGATTGCACTGTGTTTACATTACGGGGATTGACACCGCTTGAGAATGCAACGGCTATCAATTATAGACAGGAGGAGGGTCACGGCAGTTATCTTTATTATACCTGTAAGTGTGGCGTTGAAGGATGGAAAAATCTGAAAGACCATACTGGGAAAGGTACAATCGAGTTTGAACCGGATGTCAATGAAAAGCAATACGCAAGCGATGAATCCCTTGACGCTATTAAGGGAGTATGGGGGGAGCTGGCAATAGCGATCATGCTGGAAACCAGTATTGAAGGGGATGACCAAAAAAACTGATGATCGGGGCCATGTTTATGGCTGGGAAATTCAAAGAAGCTGACTGCGAAACATGTGACCCCGTGATTAAAGAAAAATGTCAAAGAGGCGAACACATAGAATGGAATCAAGGGTTTTACATAAAAGGCGTGGAATATACAGGATGTCCGAGGGAACACTTAGACACAAGTTGGCATCCCGTGTTTCAGATATATCAGATGTGCAGAACCATGACGGAGGGGCGACCACAGCCGAACGGGATATTACCATTGGCCGGGGGTGCCTTAAATCAGCCGAACATTTTAATGGAGGCTTTCAGCATAATTGACCAAGTAATACTTGAGTGCAGGCCGAAAAAATAATGCCGAGTAAAAAACTAAATATTGTCGTAGCCGTAAAGGACAAGGCGAGTAAGCCGCTGGGTAAGATCGGGGAGAAGTTCCCGAAGCTAACTAAGGGTGCTATGGTGGCGGCTCCGGCGATAGCGGCTGTAGGTGCTGCGGCTCTTACGGCAGGCACGGCTATGTTTGCCCTTGCCAAGAAAACGGCAGACCTCGGTGACAAGTATCAGAAGCTATCCAAAAATACAGGTGTAGCTGTAGAAGATTTATCTGCGCTTGCACATGCGGCTAAATTGTCAGGATCAAATATTGATGTTCTAGGAAAGGGATTTCAAACCCTTAACCAAAGGGCAGTTGACGCAGGCCGCGGGCTGAAATCGGCGGCTATTGAGTTCGAGGAACTTGGCGTTAATGTCAAGGATGCCGAAGGTAATACCAGAGAAACTATTGACATATTCTATGACCTCGCAGATGCCATGGAGGGCATGGGTAGTGAGGCAGAAAAATCAGCGGCGGCCCAGAGGCTATTTGGCAGGGCAGGGAAAGAACTTATCCCGCTACTCAATGAAGGAGCAGACGGCATTAGAGAAATGATGGAAGAAGCTGAAAGGCTTGGCATAGTCTTTGATCAGGAAGCGGCTGACAATGCCGCTAAATTCAATGATGAGATCACAAGGCTTGAGGCTCAGTTTGATGGACTCCAAATAGCATTAGGAAATGAACTTATCCCTATGTTGACAGAATTGGTAGAAGATTTACAAGACGTTGCCCAATGGGTAAAAGATAACAGTGATGCTATTGAAGGTTATATTGGATGGGTTGTTGAACTTAATAAACGGTTTAATCCGCTTGTGCTGATATTGGATAAGGTAGCAGCAGCTTGGGGCAGGGTATTTGATGGCATTGAAGACGCAAGGCGGGCTTATCATAATTGGGTAACAGATACAACCGGGGATGCTCCTAGTGCATTAGCATCCATTCCACAAGTTGCATTTAAAAAGACGAACAAAACAACAACCACGAGCGGTGGTGGTGGTGGCGGCGGTGGCGGGGGTGGAAGTAAGGAATCCAAATTCGACCCCATGCAATTTGAAAACGCTCGGCTCCAGGCAGAAAAAGACGCTTATCTGCAAAGGATAAACGCTCAGATTGAATTTCAAAACAGGCAAGTTGAAATCCAACAGGAGTATGACGAGTATGTCAAGCAAAGGGAACAGGAACAACTTGACGAACGTTTGGATATGTACAAAGAATGGGGAAATGCTGTATCTGACGCTAACGCAGAAGTGATAGATGCCATTGTCAGCGGATCGGAGAAAGGTGGCCAAGCGGCCATAAAAGCATACGGCAAAATGCTTGGCAAAAAAGCCAGAATGGAAGGCTTGGAAAAAATGGCTCATGGTGCGGCAGAAATATTTGAGGGTATAGCTACCGATAAGCCTACCAAGATAACCGGCGGGACTGGAATGATTGTTAAAGGAGCGGCTCTTGTCGCATTAGGCGCGAAACTAGGAGCTATGGGCGGCGGCGGTTCGTCTGGCGGCGGCGGTGGTGGCGGTGGTGGCCGTGGCGGTGGTGGCCGTGGCCGTGCAATACCTGGTGAGGGAACAATGGTACCCGATGAAAGGCGTAGGCTAAGGGCTACCGTTGTGGTCCCATCACAAGGTATTATTGTCAGTCCGCTTGAGTTCCTTAAAAACGCTTTCCAGGAGTTCGGCAAGGGCCAGGACATGGATATGGATGTAACGTTTGTGCAATCGAATGTGACGGGGTAGAGAATGTCTACTTGTGCAAATCCTAGAATATTAAGGAGCGGCGATATAATTGAATCGGCTACATTGACCGCTAGCGCTTCTGATACGGGTTATCCTGTGGCTAATACTCAGGACTGGAAAGAATATACATACGTTCAATCCAGTGGGGCGGCAACTTATAATATCGTGGCAGAGCTTGCTAATGGCGCTCTAGGTGATACATTCGATAATCTTGACTCGTGGACCGAGACAGATGCCAATGGTACTTTGTCAGTATCCGGCGGTGCGCTGACTTATAACAGCGGCGCAAATGCTAATGACAACCCCGACATCAACCAGGATGGTACATTGACCGTAGCTTCTAACTTCGCAATGGAGCTTGTGTTTGACGCTACGGCATTCGCAACTGCTACTAGTTCGGAGTGGTATTGGGAACTTGAATTTGCCGCAGGCTATAAGGTGAGGGCCAAGGTTGACGATAACGGAGGATCACCACGTATTACATTTTCCAGAGATGCCAATGCTGGAAGTTATACGGATGTTGACGACTACACATTAGGAGGGGGTACGTCAGGCCGGATAAATATTGAACGTGAAACCAATGGCGATGTCACATGCAAGGTCTATGATGACAATGATTCATCATATCATGCTAACGGCACTTACGCAGGAGGCAGCAACTATCAATCAACTACTTTAAACAGTCATATAATCGAGTTCTTTGTTGACACGAGAACGGGCGGCAGCATGACAGCCACTTGTGCTACCCTCTATCATGCATCGGCTCAGAGTGTTGATTGCATGGGGCTGGCCGGTCATAATTTCGATACTGTTGGAATTACGAGAATAAAATTGGAATCAAGCGTAGGCGGGGTAGGATACGCAGAAGAAATAGCTGCTTTTGCTCCTCCCAATGGAGATGAAACGATAGCCAAGTTCTTTACTCCGACACAGCCTTTCCTGTTTCTCAAGCTGACATATGACAACAATGGCGGCTCTAATTTCATACCTCAACTCGGCATATGGTATGTGGGGGAGAAAATTGAACTGCCAAGGCTATCCCGGACACCACATGACCCGGACGAATTAGAAGATGTCAATAACAAGTTGATCGGGGGCACTGGGTACATGCTGGAGGTTAACCACGAGCACACAATGAGGAAATCAACCTATACCAGCAATCTGATTACACAGACTTTCATTGATGATACCTGGAAGCCATTTATATTCGATTACCGTGAAAGCAATTTCATATTTGTATGGGATGCCACTAACCATAGTGACGAGGCACGTTTGATGCGATTTGCAGATAACAGACACACAATGCCATATCAGGGGTTATACCGTGATTTGACGTTTACCCTTGAGGGCCGGATGGAAGAAGAGGGGATAAGTGCATAATGGCTCCTACTTCTAAAGGCTGGCACTTAAAGCTGACACTTGACAGATGCACGTTAGAGAATCTGTACATGTATGGTGCGGCCGTTACTTGTACTGCTACCAGCCAATGCCATTACACCTATGATACATGCGAAGATCAGGTGAACTATGACAAAGGAACAAAGATATTTGAATATTGCTCAAGGGGTTTAAAATTGTCCGGGGCGGTACCCTATCTAAATAATCCTTCCGGTGCTCTCCCTACAGAGATTAACCCTGACAAGTTCAAAACCACACGGGGTAACATTCGCTTTGAGCTTGTAGCAGACACCCACCACAAAATAGCGGACCCGGACAAGTTATTTGATTTAGCGAAAGCCAGTGATGCCGCTGATACAGGAAACTACTGGCCTAACTGGTTAGCCAGAAACCCCGCTTATCGTGGACGGCTGGCTGAGTTATACTGGTATGACGGGAGCACGTCAACTCTCAAGTGGCGTGGTATCATGGACAATATTGACTGGTCACAGAATGGCATTGTCATTGACTGCCTCGATTTGCTATGGTCTGCAACCTTGAACGAGACACCGGCGAAGATACCGGCTAAGGTTGTCGTTGATGATAACCCGTTGACGGATGGAGCTACTACAATAAACCTTGATGACGGCTCAGGTAGTTATAGTGCATCTGATCATTTTGAATCACCGGATGCTGATAGTGGTTCATCTACCGTCAATCAATATCGCTTTGTCAAGATCGAAAATGAAATCATCGCCTATACTGCTATCAGTTCGGATCAATTGACGGGCTGTGTTCGTGGCGTTATGGGATCGACGGCAGCTGCTCACATCCAGGGCACGGCTATAACTCAGGTTAACTATTACGGTGAAGTCGATGCCAGTGATGGCGATTGGGATGCCGTAACCGGATTGCCCGTGGATCACATTCTAGCAGACCTTGTGGTCAATCTTGGCGGCGTGAGTGCAAGTTATTTAGAGGTTGACACTGGGATAGATACACAGATAGACGGCAATCAATTGGCGACGGCAACCACGATCACGGTTTCAGATATTGCAGATTTGCCGGGGGTTGGCATTATTAAGGTAGGATCAGAATTTATCCGTTACACTGGTAAGGATGGAGCGGACCTTACAGGATGTAAGCGTGGATGTTACGGGACTACTCCGGCGGCCTTGTCTGATGACGATGATGTGGACGTTCTCAGCTTTTCAAACGACTTTGGAAACTGGATTCAGGGCTTTTTGTACGCCGCAAGATTGGAAAAACCAACAAAGGTGAACGAGCGAATCAACACTATAAAACGGTCTGTCATGGCTGACATGTGGGTCAACGAAAGCGGCAATGTTGAAGGCCGGATAAATAAACCTCCACTGTATTCAACTACTCCTAATTCATACACCGAGGCTGACTGGACTAAGCGCACCTTGTTTAGAAATGAGGAAATGAGGATTACACGGGTAACGGTTTATTATGATCCTTCAAGTGCTGACCCTGGACAAAGCCCTGACAACTATTCAGCAGCAGATGTTTACATTGATAAAGATGCTGAAAGTTCAAACTCATATAACGAGGTCCGGGATAAAGTTATCTACTCAGAGTGGATAAAAGACACAGCCGAGGCCACATGGCTAGCCGCTCATGAATTTACAGCAAACATATCAGCACGACCTATAATAAAATTCACAACCGGACTCGTCAACGAGGGTGAGAAAATAGCAGACCTGATAGAAATTACCATCCCCGAAGTGGTTGATGATGACGGTGCCGAGGATGCACGTTTTTATAAAGTTATCCGCAAGCATCAAATCAAGGGTGGTGAGGTTGATTACACCGTTATTGACACCGGATACGGCGATAACAAATACTGTCTGATAAGTTCGGATTCAAATGATTATGATGCGACCAGCGCAGATAAGAACGTTTACGGATGGATTGGAAACGCAGACAATAAACTAGGTGCCGCACTTGATGACGGCTATTTGATATTTTAGGAGGATATAATGGCTTGGTCACCGATAGCAAGTTCTGAAACAGATGCCAACAGTCCATTGAATCAGACCTTGATGGACAAGATCAGGAATAATATTGATTTTGTCGAAGATATAACAGGGACGAGAATTAAAATACTGCCCGGTGATTTTGTTACTACCGACTACACTAATGCACCCCTGGAAATGCAGGGAGTATCGGGTGCATTCATAAGGGCACCGGCTGTAGCGGCTGACTATATGGTGGCAACATATAATATACCCACAGGATACAAGGCAACTCACGTTATGGTCTATGCCAGTGCCAACAGAGCAGTAATAGCCTATGAACATGAAATTAGTGATCAGACAACAGCCACTAACAAAGGTTCTGGGAACTGTAACACAGAAATTGACATCACTGATATAACTGCAACAACAACAAACTATATGAGCGTCCGGGTGGCTACGGATGCGGGTGCTGTTACCGATGTTAGAGGAGGCTATATAACAATAGCTATCGCATGATGAAGTATTTATTAACCATAGCATTAATTATTCTGGCCGGGTGCGCTGACAAACAGGCTGAAACAAAAACCCCTATGCCCGTTAATGAGAAGTGCGAAGTCGGTCAGCCCATTATCATAATAACCGGCCAGTCTAATTCTTTGGGCTACACGTTGGGAATCGCAACCAATCAATCGGCCAGAGCATACACGGGGATTGACCATTGCGTGAAGCAGAATGGAATATCAGGAACCAGGATAGATGAATGGATTGCAAATTATTATGATGATGTTCTTTTGCCATTCGTCGGTGATCCTGTGGCCGCTGTGGTTTGGATTCAAGGGGAGGCTGATTTCAGGCAAGCTGCTTTAGTTGCCACATATCAAGACAAGCTGGACACCGTGCTATCATGGATGTATCAGGATTTTTCACAAGCTAAAATCATAGTAGTTGAAACCTGTCCATATGGTAATCGGTCAATAGCCGACCAGCAAGACCCGGACATTTTAACTTGCCACTTGAATCGTGCTGACGGAGTGCATTATTCACCGGAGTCACAGGCTATTATAGGTAATTTAATCGGAAAGGAAGTATCACAATGAAAGACCTAGACCATTTAACGGCAAGCATTGACGGGCTACATACAAAAGTAGACGGATTGAAAGATGATATGTCAGACATCAAGGTAAAGGTCGCAAAGCTGGAAGTGTCAAACGAGGCACATGAGAAAGAGCATGAACGTTATAATAACTGGAAGTCCATGTCACTAAGGCGTGTCGGGATAGGATTAGGAATTGCCGGGCTTGTAGTATCTGCAATTTCAGGCATTGTTTTCGGGATCATAAAGTTGGTTACATAGGAGGTCTATTATGGACAGAGATTTATTTAAGGCGATCATCATAGTTGTGTTTGTCCTTATTGGAGCAAAGTGGGCAATAGGCTTTACGATTTCCAGCGACTATACGGAAATCGGGCCAAGTGGCAACAGGTCAATAGCGTTTAATGCTGTAGCGGGGAACACCCTACTTGATGGTGTAACTGCGACCGGGGCAGGATCAGGGATGACGGTTGACGGACAGAATCAGCACACGGTATATGTTACCGTAGCGTCTGGGACTGCAACCGTTAAATTCCAGTGTTCGCCGGATGCCGGGACAACATGGTACGACATGGCCACTATTGCGTCAGGCGATAGCTACCATTTCAATTTCAATGCCGATCAATGCCGGGGTAATGTTACAGCTTGCTCATCGTGTGATGTTGATATGACGCTCAAGAGTATAGTACGATGACCAGATCAAGCAAGGCTCTTTGGACCCTGTTGGCCCTTGTGTGTGGCCTTGCTTTGGCCGTGCCCGGCCTCGCTACCCATTATGAGTATTTCGGGGCTTTCGTATCAGGAACCATAACGACAACCGGGGATGCGACAATAGGTGGTGATCTTGCTGTCACAGGCGATATTACCGCAGATGAAATCTCCGGGACTACTGTTTATACATCTGCTGGGGCTTCCATTGATGGAGCATTGACGGTTGACGGAACAGCCACCCTCAACGGTGCGGTATCTGTTGCCACCGTGAACGGGATAAACTACACTCCGGGGTCTGACACTGACGTTGATGTGATTACCGTTGATGTGACGGATGCTCCCCGTGTGTGGTGGGATGAATCAGACACCAAGTTTAAAGTAGTCGCCGGGGCCGGGGGGTGGCACGCTAATAGATTATATGCTCAGGTAGCGGCTTACCTTGACACCGTGTTCCCGTTCAATACCGATGCGGACCTGGAAATAAGACTTTTAAATGATGCCTATGACATCTCATTTTTAAATGCCAGCAATGGCGAGTTTATGGCGTTTAATCCAACAAACGGGGCTGACTTCCAGGGCGGGATAACACACAACAGGACCGCTACGATTGACGGGGGAACGTGTACAACCGGCTATTCAACCGTTGTCAGTGACTATTTTGTTGGCGTGTTGTGTGCGAACACGGCAGCAACTATCACATTACCAACAGCACAGACAATTGAAGGCCGGGTTATTCACATCAAAGACGAAGCCGGGGGAGCATCGGGCAATAATATTACCATTGACCCGCAGGCCGCAGATGTTATAGACGGGGCCAGCACAGCAGTCATCACAACTGATTATGGCTCTGTTTCCGTTTACTCAGATGGCACTAACTGGTTTATTTATTAGGGGTCTGATATGAAAGCGAGAGAAAAATCGGCAATAGGTATCACACTTTTAATGATACTTGGTTTGGTTTCAATGGCGACCTACTTGCCGCTGGAGCTTGACACTACAACCAATTCAGCTAAAACTGTGGACTACGCACATAATGAAATACACTCAGGCTCTCATTTTTACTATCAAGGCTATCGTGATGTTGCCAGTGGGGATAGCTTGCAATTTTTGATAACTACTCCTAACACTACAGAATGGGGCCATTTGCTAATGGATGGAAGCTGCGAAGGAGAATGTGAAATAGTCCTATACGAAGCGGCAACCGCAAGCGGAGGAACTGCTATAACAATCTACAATAATAATAGAAACAGCGCACACTCAGCGACCATCACGTGGGCGGTCGATCCAACAGTGGCAAGTCTTGGAACTTCTATAGGCAGCAACAGGATAGGCTCAGGGCGATTTGAAGGCGGGGTAGCCAGGAATGACAATGAAATCGTCTTAAAACAGGATACTAAATACATACTTAAAGTAAACAACGAGGCCGGTGCGGCAAATTTAGTGAATCTCAATGCAGGGTGGTACGAACACACAAATAATTAGGAGGATATTGTGAACAGAGCGCAAATAACGGCAATCATATTTTTGATCCTTTTCGTGGGAACATTTGGGAGCACGGCTTACAGCTACCATTTCGAGGCTGGCGTATCCACGACCAGGGAGATTAACAGCGGCACGGCTATTGATGTATATCAGGCCGATTACCCGTGGAACGTGGTCTATCAACACCTTCCCAAAGGTACGGCGCTTACTGGAGATCAAAGGTTCATTGTAATTGATCTATCCGACACCACAAATTACCCTCATAGCGAGACTGACCACGTTATTCTGAAAGAGATTATCTATACGGCTTGCTTGGATGCTAACACGGGCAGTTGGGAGATAACCTTTGGCACTGTAACAAGGATTGATGCAACTAACGGCGATGTTACATGGTACAATGGGTCAAAAATCACGAATAAGGGCTGTTACGCCATGCCGAAATTACAACAATATCCTTATTATGGCTTAGACCTCACGCAATCTGGAACTACACTAACATATGTTAATTCAGGGTACAAAGATACAAACTCCGTTCAGTGGCAGACTGATGTAAACTTGACCACTTTTCTCGGGGGAAGCGCCGCACCCGGTGACGGAGATCTTGTTATATTTTTTGATGAAGAATCAGACGGAGCCGGTTTGTACTTTACGGCCCAGCTAATCTACCGAACTGAATAGGAGGAGATCATGGGAGATTTATCAGAGCATTTCAACAGTTGGGAATTTGCTTGTCATTGCGGGTGCGGTGAATCAGATGTTTCACAGAAGTTGATAGATTCACTTGAGGAACTGAGATTAAAGGCTGGACAACCTATTATGATTTTATCCGGCCGCAGATGTAAGCGCCACAATGAAGCCGTGGGAGGCGCTGAAAATAGCCAACATAAGCTAGGTAAGGCGGCCGACATTAGAATCAGAACCATGACCCCAAAGGAGACCATGGACCTCGCCAAGATGGTCGATAGTTTCAGGCGTGGTGGGATCGGATTCTATCCAAAGAACGGCTTTGTACATGTTGATGTTCGAGGATTCCCGGCCCGCTGGGGTGGGGCGTAGTATATTGTTGTTGCGAGCGTGTTCATGTCCTTCAAGCTGGCTGTAATAATCGTGGTCCTTGCTGTGCTCGCATTTTTTATCTATCAAACGAAAGGAAAATAATTATGGATATTAAGGCTATTGTTGACAGTATCAACTCAGCGGCGGCGGCACTCGGCTCACCGGAAGGAAGATCACAGATTGAGGAGCGGCTGAGAGAAACCGGACACTTACATGCGGCTGCTATGATGCAAGACCTTGAACACATCCTGGAAGCGGCTGTGGCCATCGGGAAGGACATGTGATGGAAAACTTATCTTGGATTGTGGATAACTGGGAGTTTTTAGGATCGCTTGCTTTTGTTGTTGGCTGGCTTGTCAGGACAATATTGCAGCTTAGGGATTCTGACAATATCACCGAGACCTTGGTAGAGAACCTTGAAGATGCTGTTAATAATCCGTTATTGGCAGACCATGCAAAGGTGATTACGGGCAACATTAGAACCAAGATTAAGGTTAAGCCAAAACGGAAAAAGAAGCTTGACAAGATCATCAAGAAGGTGAGGTCCAGAAATGGCAAATAAGGACGTTATAGCGGCTCTGGCTGACCTTCAAGCACGTTTAAACGCATGGGCGAGGGGTAACGTTGCCTTTATGTTGGCCCTCAGAAAAGGTGAGGAGGCCCGATCTGAGGCTGTCAAGGATGATGACCCGTACATTGATTATGTAATGTGGTGTTTTGAAACAGGTATTTTCATTAAACCCGTTTGGGACCAGGCCAAAGGACCGGCGAAAGCGGCTCTTGTGGCGTGGATTGCGGCCAATATGAGGGAATTAATCAAGCAACTACCTGTAATTATTATTAAATAATCCGCTTCTGAGTGCCTCCTCCGCTCAGAATGGACCCCGGATAAGGTTTTGCCCTGCCGGGGTCCGCTTTTTTGACCACTACATATTGTGTATTTTAAACTTTCCTTCCTATATCTTGTGTTTTTTCAAATTTTCTAAAAAAAGTGCTTGACAAAGTTTAGAAATATGTTATTATAAGGACATGATCGAGAGAAAAAAAGGAGGATAGCACCATGAACAGATGTCCGCATGGCCACGGAAAACAATTTTACATTGCCGACGACAGGTATACAAGATGCAAAATTTGTGATGCACTAATAGAAAATCAACATTGCGATGAATGTGGCGTTGATATAATAGGTCAACCGTGGGGGATTAACGGCAAATATAGTGGAGCGTGGTGGTTTTGCTCTCAGAAGTGCCTTGACAAATTTGTAAGTGCTGTGGCGGGGATGGAAACCCAATGAAGCATTTGGTATAAGTAAATGCCTAACTTCGCCATCACAACCGACATGATCGAGAGAACAAAAAAGGAGGAAAAGGAAATGACTTTAACTTTCAACTTCTACGGTAACAAAAGTAAAGGCCAGTTTGATGAACGTGTGGAGTTTGACAATATAAGAGAGGCACGGGAGCACGCCGACTGGCTCGCAAAACAATGGAAGTGCCTTGTTCATATGTTCGAAGTCGGGGGACGCTATTCTGAATACTTTGCGGACGGCAGGGATTATGCCTAACTTTCAAATCACAATCGACATCAACGGCACAGAACTACCAGCGACCGTTGAATACACTTATCACCCGGCTTGCAGGGGTAGTCTGACAGAACCGGCATGGCCCTCCTATATCACAATAGAACGTGTATATATTGTAACAATTGTCAATGATAAGTCTTACGAAACTGACCTGATAAATTTGACGTTCAATAGCAGGGTTGATGCAGCATTGAGAAATATGGCAAGGGCCGATTGGGAGAAAAGTCAACCGGATTGGGAGGGGGATTGAGATGAAAACCGACGCTGAAAAACTACGACATGCTGCTAATGCTGCGAAATGGGCAGAACCAGCTATTACGGATGCTCTGGAATGGGTCCATGAAAACACCGATATAAAAGGGATGCGCAAGGTGCGGAGAGAACTTAATAAGATGTCACGAAGCGTGAGGAGGATTGAAAAGATTGCAAAGGCGGCTGAGTTGAAAGAGGAGAAGCTGAAGCGGAAAGCTGAAGATCGTGCGGTTAAAGCTAACATGCGTGCTCTTAAGGCTACGGGTAAGAGATTAGTGAAATAGTTGCCCTTTGCCGGTTAGCCCTGCCCTCAGAAGTCGGGGCTTTCCGAGAGAGGATAACAAGGAGGATGGATGATGAAATTAAGTTATTCAGTGACTGACAGTGGAATCAAATGCATACATATGGATGTCGGTATGCTAACGATCGGGACACTGTTTTTCGACAAGATGACATGCCATAGATACCCTATGACGTATCAGCTTGTATTGATAAGGAAAGGTCAGATGTGTTCGTCACTGTGGCTTGCGCATGGGGATGTGTACGGCCTGTTAACAAAAGGCAAATGTGGCGCACAGGAGGAAACAGACTAAAATGAAATGGTTTGAATACAACACGTTATATTACATGCTAAACAAAGAGATCAGCTTTGGCGACATTGCAGAGCATTGCCAGACTTCAGTTGACGCAGTGGCTATGATGATCGCAAGGGGTAACCCTCAGCGTCACAAGCTGGAACAGTTAGCAGAGGCTCTTGGCGTGACCGTCGAGGATCTGGAAAGGGAGGGATGAGATGAAAATATTCAAGCACACTATTGAGTTGGTACATCACTCAAAGCCGGAAATGATCCAGATGGACAGACCATTTAAAATCGTTTCGGCGGTAAGCCAAAAGGTTAATCAGGTCAGCATTTATTTTATGATAGATGATCTGAGGGAGCCGAAAGGGAAGCAAAGTAATTTCATATCTGTTGTTGGAACGGATCAAGAATTTTCGCAGGAGTTCAAATATATTTGCACGGTCCATGACCATGACCAGGTACATGTCTGGCATGTCCTCAAATTTATGGGTGACTACTAATGCCTGACATCAAATCAATCCAAGCGGTCAAACCAGAGGACATCACATCGCCTTTTGGAGAATCATCATGGATGCGTGAGGTTTTCAACATGGCATGGGAAGCATTACAACAAAAGGATGGCTTTGATAAAACAAAGGTCAAGTATTATGAAATCGCTGTGACGGCGAGGATGGAGGAGTGAGGATGGAAGGTAAAGTTAATTACATTAAGTTGTATCCGGTATGCCCACATTGTGGGTATGCTGATATGTATTGGTGGGAAGGATTTGATGCCGTGCTTGGTGTACCAAATATGGTTGACATAGAATGTCCGTCATGTCACGGTGAATTTGGAATGCAAATTCTCATAGCTGAGTACTGGTCAAGAACTGGCGATGAATCAGAGGATGAATGATGGATAACATCAAAGTGGAATATAGCGGTGACTATCCCAATCTGTGTACAGGGAGTCTCATAGTTGCGGTCAATGGGAAGGAATGGGGTTTCCCTATTTATTGCATGCGTAGCGGGGGTAGAGTGTGGGTTGATGATAATTACGATGAGCACATTGAGAAAGGCCCCTGGTCAATAAGACAATGGCCAGATAACTTCCCTGATCATCTCAAGCCAGCGG